CGGCTTGGTTTATCAAATATCCCAAAAGATCATTATTGTTTTGTATTATTGTCATTTTGTTTTATGTGTTGTTTGACCAGCCGTACAAATTACCTCTGGGGTGAATGCTGAATGTGCATTTTGCCTCGGCCTTGGTGTTCATATCAATTTTGAACTCTGATACTCGACCGATGAATGCATAAGCCACTGTATTGGCACCAGCTGTGGCAGCCACCACAAAAGTCCGATCAATCACGCCAGAATAGGCATCAGCTCTCATCAAAAGCAAACCAGCATCTGATGGATTCCACGCAGCCACAATGGTCATTGATGTGGGCTTGGCTTGAGTTGGAATAATGTCGGATTGTCTTGATCCAGCCACTGCAAAATTGACTGATGCATCATCTTGGCCAAATGCTGGGATGTCCTCAACAAGCAATTGCTCGCCAGTAGTGCCAGTGCCGTTGGCAATAGTGCCAACAATAGGAGCCACTTCCCCAGTCCAAGTGGACAATTGAGTCAATGTTAATGGGGTTGGAGTTGCTCCAGTTTGACACCAGAGTGACGCACTAAAGCCAGGTAAGACTTGATTTGGTAATGCCATGATTAAATCCTTTGAGAAAAATTAAACGAATTGTTTTGTTTTATCAGCATGGGATGTCCATCCGACAATCCAAGATTATTTGGTTTAATTTTACATTGTCATCATAGGTATTGTATAGCATCGATATATCAATTTTCGACACAAAAATACCAGCAAACGACCCTTTCACACCAAAAAATCCTGAGAATCCATGCAATGCCTGAAGTATCTGATTGGTCATGCTAAAACAATTGTTCATGTCTGAGGCAAAAACCGATGTCTGGAAAATTGGTGTGTCAATCCCTTTATTGGATTGACTCGGCCCTGTATAGACTGGCTGGTGGACATTCCGCAGCTGCCAAACCAAAAACTGAGTTTGCTCTGCAAAATTCCTGTTGAAGTTTGCATACACTGGCACTGGTGAAACAGTGGCAGCCAGTTGATTTTGAATCGCCTGGGCATAAGTAAGGACATTTTGCTGGGTGGTCATACTGATGTGATCGGATCGTTGCGATAACAGACAAAAGTCACATTCATACGATCATTGGATTCCAAAACATCCATGATCCGATAATCCTTGTTTCTCCAATTGATAGAATATTGATATTGATTCAATGAAACCGCCAATGTGTTTGGAGTGAAATTCAAAACAAAACGAACTTGCTTGGTATAGGCTCGATCATCTTTGGATGCCACCATTGAGTCTCTGACATCTTGCACCAATGCCCGAGTCTGAAATGCCAATGTGATAGTCGTTGTTTGTTGGCCGATGGAATCAATTCCAGCAGTCACTGTATTCACATTGATCTGTTCAAAACGTGCAATGGCCATTTATAGCACCAAGGGTTTGTAGGGTCTGAGCAATGCAGCTGCGCCCATGGGAATCTGTTTCAGATTCGTTGATGTGGTATCTGATCTGTTGTTGTACAAATGCGTGAGAATCATCAGCCCAGCTTGTTGGATCACTGGATATGATGCATATGGGCTGGAATTTGACGTATAGATAACAACAATCGGGTTTGATATCGCCTGGTTGATTTCGCTTGGAATGCTATTGCAAATCACCTTGTTACCAGTTGGATCGTAAAAATAAGTCGTTGGACTGACAATTGTATAAACTGGTGGAGTGCTGCTGTCCCAATAGCCCACCTCATTGATGATAACGCCTGGGCCATATTGGGTGGATTGGCTGACCTCAGGCAAATCCAAACTGGCCTGAGTACCGCTTTCGCCATTGTAAGCACCATAATAAACACAATACTTTGTTGGGAATATGCTCATTCCCAAAAAGTCCTCAACCATCATTCTGGTGGCCAGCTCTAGCCCAGACAAATAATCATCCTGACTTTCATCATTGTATAAATTGAGCTGATTGGTGATCTGGCTTAATGTTAACCATGGGGTTGAAACATCACGATCAATCTGCTCAATTTTCTCATAAGAAAATGGATTTCTATTTGTGCCCAAAAATGGGCCATTGGTGTAACTGTCCAGAGCCATTTTGAGCCTTTAAGTTGAAAGTCTCACGCCACCAAATACGTCACGAATTGTGCTGCAAACTCGCTTTTCAGCAAATAAAGTCAAAAATCCTGGCTGTGTTTGTTCAAACCATTGGAATGACATTTCTTCATGGTCGGCAATCGTGACAAATCGCTCCCATGCTGCCAAATAAATTGGGAAATTGCCATCACCAATTTGCTGCATATAGGGATTGGGAATCACTCGATGGCCAAAAATATTGCCGACTGAATAGCCGTCTTTATCGCCAATTTCAAGAAATAGTGGCAAACCACCAGAGTCCTTCAATTCACGCAAATAAGCAATGGTATTGGGATGCATCATCCATGCTGTGGATGGCATATTGTAGTATTGGGGAGGCAATGCAGCATTGAGTGCAGCAATGTCGTTATAAACAATTGCACCGCCAGTGGTGGATGACACTGTCAAAACTGTGTGAATACCATTGGTGATGGCCGATCCATTCGATCCAAATGCAGCTGTTGATCCACTGGTATAACTATTCAAACCACGCAATCCCAATGTCCCACCATAAACAGTCGTTGTCGTGCCAGACTGGTCATTGTTCAACATCATGGATAATGCTTCTTGCTGTGAAAACTCTAAACCGACATCGGTCAAAATGGTTTCATTCAAAGCATTGATATCGCTCAAAACTGCTGTACGAACTGGCACTTGAGCTGCAATTGATCTGATGGGCAATTGCCAAAATGATGTGGCAGTGTTGGGTGTTCCCACGTTGGGTGTGAATGTATATCCCCAAGGATTGGTCGGATTGGTCACATTACCAGTCTTGACCACAAATGCCTCATCTGAGCCAATGGTCATAATTTCTCTTGATCCAGCTGCTCTGAATGGGTTTGCTAAACGCAATGCTGCAAACGCATCATCATAAATAACTCGACCACCGACACCAGAGCCTGAGCCAGTGAATGCTGATGCCTCTTTCAAATTGATCGTCACTCGCTTTTGCTTTGTGAGTGATTTTTGAATGGCCTCAAGAATGATGTTTGTGCTCATAAATAAATCCAAAAAATTTTAATGATAAAAAGGTAGGGGAGCAATGCTCCCCCACACTTTTAGTTTGCTGCCGTAGCAGTTGAGCGATAAGCAATGATCGAGAATGGATCAACGTTAGATGCAGCCAAACGCTTCTCACCGAAGAATGTGATATAGCCTGGCAATGTCTGATCGTATCTGCGTAAAACCATGTTCAAACGATCAACAATGGTGTGGCCACGCTGCCAATCACCAAAGTACATTGGGAACTTGTTCAATGTACCAGCTGATGCTGTGGTGGTTTGTGAGGGATTATCAAGATACTTGTTAACCACCACATCAAAGCCAAGCATTGTGCCCACGATACCTGTGCCAGGGCCATCGTTCAAGGGATGCATACGCTCGAAAATTGGTGTGCCATTAGAGTCTTTCAATCCACGGATTTGAGACAACATGAATGGGTTTACCAAGAACTTAGCAGTAGGAGTCCAGTATTGTTGTGGCAATGAGTAGATGAAATTGACCACATCGGTATACGTTACATTGGCTGCGCCAACAGTATTGCCGTTAGTTGTCAATTGATCATAAACAGCCAAACTGTTCAAACCATTGCTAGTTGAAATACCAGACGAACCGAATGCAGCAGTAGTAATTGCACCGCCAGTATAAGTACCAGCTGCGCCATTGTTTGCATACTGATTCAAACCACGCAAACCTTGAGTGCCACCATATGTATTGGGTGTATCAGTTTGATCGTTGTTTTGGATCATGGATTGACCCTCGACCTGGCTGAATTCCATTAGCATATCGTCAACAACATTGGCCTCTAAGCCATCGATGTCATCGAGTGCAGCAGTACGGATTGGGAATTGCACGTTCAAGTCTTGCAAAACCAATTGCCAAATATTGGTGTTTTCGGTTGTTGCTGAACCATTGTTCTGAATGGAATAGCCCCAAGTTGCACCAGCATTACCGACTTTGGCCCTGAACTGATAGGTTGAACCTTCAGTGGTCACGTTGCGAGACAAACCACGCATTGGGTTAATCAAACGCAATGTGTGGAATACTGGATCGTAGGCTGTGCGACCACCGACATTATAACCGCCACCAGTCAATGCAGAACTTTCCTTCAAGTATGCTTGATACTGATCATCAGATTCAAACAATTTGATTTCTTTTTCCATTTTGCCTTTTTTGACAAATTTGGATAATTGCTCACGAACCATCTTGTTAACATCGCCTTTGATGGATTTGGATGGTTTGATAATGGATGGAGCTGTATTGATCTCAGACAATTTGGCCTCGATGGCTGCCAATTTCTCTGTGGTTGCAACAGAAATTTCTTCCACTTTTGCTAGGG